AATTTCTACACAGTTGAAATTAACCTTAGGGTAAAGAGAGAAACTATCAAGAGAGAAAACCAATAGGAAAAAACAATGAGAGGTCGGAAGCCTAAGCCAACTGAACTGAAAGTAGTGCAAGGAACTTTTACAAAAAAAGATGAGAGAAAAAGAAATCGAGAGCCAGTAGTGAGCAAGAATCTAGATCAAGCACCTGAGTGGTTTACTGAAAGCCAAAAGGCTTCTTGGGATTATGCAATCTCAAATGCGCCTGCTGGTTTGCTCAAGCGCTTAGACAAATCGGTTCTAACTGCATGGGTGGTTGCGGAAGATCTACATCGCTTTGCATCCGAGCAACTGCAAACTGAGGGCATTGTCTTTGTTTCTCCTAAAGGCTATCAGATCCAATCGCCCTATGTTGGCATCCTAAATACACAGGCTGCAATGATGATGAAATGCGCTAGTGAGATGGGGTTTACCCCTACAAGTAGAAGTCGCATAGTATTGGCAGAGGAAGAAATACAAGATGATCCTTGGGCTAAATTAGCTAATGGCTGATTACCAAAAGATAGCATCCGATTATGTATCACAAATGTTGCATAAAGAGGGTTTATGTAGCAAATATGTTGCATTAGCTTGTAGAAGGCAACTAGATGATTTGATGCGAGAAGGGGATAAGGATTTCCCCTACATCTATGATCCATCCAAAGGCGCAAGAGTTTGCACTTTTGTAGAACAGCTTCCGCACATCAAGGGCAAGCTGGCAGGCGAGCCAATTAAATTAGAGCCTTGGCAAGTCTTTATCCTAATGACTGTGTTCTCATGGGTTCACAAAGACACAGGCTATAGGCGATTCCGTAGAACTTATATTGAAGTTCCTAGGGGCAATGGCAAGAGTGCGATTAGTAGTGCGATTGGTTTGTATATGCTCTGCGCTGATGGCGAGGGTGGCGCTGAGGTTTATAGCTTTGCAACTACAAGGGATCAAGCCAAGATTGTATTTGGAGATGCGCAACAAATGGCTAGGAGAACTGCTGGCTTGAGGTCGCATTTTGGGATTGAGGTGAATGCGCATAATATCAATCAGCTAAAAACAGCATCAAAATTTGAAGCTCTAAGCGCAGAAGGCTCTACTTTGGATGGCTTAAACACCCATTTTGCAATCATTGATGAGCTTCATGCCCACAAAACTAGGGCTGTTTATGATGTTGTAGAAACTTCTATTGGCAAAAGAACTCAATCTATGCTGTGGATTATTACTACAGCAGGATCAAATCGGGCTGGAATTTGCTATGAAGTAAGGGGTTTTGTGCGCAAAGTTCTAGAAAAAACTGGGTCAGATGATACTCAATTTGGGATTATTTATGGTTTAGATAAGGATGATGATTGGACTACAGAAGAATCCTTGAAAAAAGCCAATCCTAACTGGGGAGTTTCTGTAATGCCTGAGGTTCTACTTCCATTGCAATCCAAAGCAATGAGTATGCCTAGCGCAGCCAATAACTTTAGAACTAAGCATCTTAATGAATGGGTAAATGCGGATGTAAGCTGGATGGATATGAGAGCTTGGGATGCCTGCGCAGAGCCTTCCTTATCTGTAGAAGATTTTGAAGGTGAGAACTGTTTTCTTGCTTTGGATTTGGCATCTAAAACAGATATTGCAGCACAAATAAAACTTTTTGAAAGGAATGGGCATTACTATGCCTTTGGTGATTATTACTTGCCAAGAGAAACTGTAGATAAAGGCGAGAATTCACAATACTCAGGATGGGAATCTCTTGGATTACTTACTGTTACTGATGGCGCAATCATTGACTTTATGGTGATAGAGAATAAAATTCTAGAAGATTGCAAGCGCTTTTCGGTAATTGAAGTTCCCTATGATCCATTTCAGGCTACTCAGTTATCCATGAGGTTGCTCAATCAAGGAATAAATATGGTTGAGGTTCGCCCTACTGTGTTGAATTTTTCTGAGCCAATGAAGCAATTAGAAGCATTGGTTTTAGATAAGAAGTTTCATCACAATGGCGATCCAGTTCTTACTTGGATGGTGAGCAATGTAGTATGTCATATGGATGCAAAGGACAATATCTATCCAAGGAAGGAAAGGCATGAGAATAAGATTGATGGAGTGGTAGCTTTGATTATGGCATTGAGCAGGGCTATTGCAAATAGTAATGAGGTAGGAACTCTTGATGATTTCCTAGCTAATCCAATAAGGCTCTAATATGGCATGGTATTCAACTTTATTATTTGGCTTCGGCATAGCTGGCAAAAGACAGGCTGGCTTACAGCAAGCCAATGCTGGTTCATATCAGATTGCAAATGTTACAGTTAATGAAGATACTTCTCTAAAACTTTCCGCAGTATGGGCTTGCGTTAGATTGCTCTCAGAAACTATTGGCGGATTGCCAATCAACTGCTACAGAATTCAGGATGATGGCACTAGGATTTTAGATAACAGCCATCCGCTTGCAGAGCTTTTTGCAAACAAACCCAATAAATATCAAAACAGATTAGAGTTTTTTGAAACTATGACCATGCAATTAGCCCTGCATGGCAATGCTTATGCGCATATTACAAGGGGAACTGGTAAGCGGATTGTAAGCCTATTGCCCCTAATGGCGGAGCAAATGGAAGTTGCTTTGCTTACTGATGGAACAGTTACCTACAGATATAACTCAGGAACAGATGTAACAGTTTACAGCGCTGAGAGTATTTGGCATATTAAGTTAATGAGTAATGGTATTGTTGGATTATCTCCTCTTGCTTATGCTCGCAACTCAATCGGAATTGGTATCGCTGGAGATGATCGAGTTAAAACCTTGGCATCAAATGGCTTTAAGCCTACTGGAGTTTTGACTATTGATAAGCTCCTAAAGCCTGAACAGCGAGAGCAGATCCGAGCAGCCTTCGCAGATCTTCAGCAAGGCTCAGGCGATCCGCTTCGAGTGCTTGAAGCTGGTATGACTTATCAGCAAGTTTCTATGAATCCTAAAGATGTGCAGTTGCTAGAAACTCGCAGATTCCAAATTGAAGATATTGCTCGCTTCTTTGGAGTTCCTTCTGTGTTGATTAATGACACAGCAGCCAGCACTACTTGGGGATCAGGAATTCAGCAGATTGTGGAAGGCTTCTATAAGCTAGGCTTGCGCCCATATCTTGAGAGGTATGAATCAGCCATCCGCAACAGCTTGCTTTCGATTGATGATAAGCGGAACTTTGAATTTGAGTTTGATTTTGGCGCACTTCTTAGGGGTGATGAGCAAACTAGATATGCAACTTACAAAGAAGCCATTATGTCAGGCTTCAAAACTATTAATGAATGTAGGCAAAGAGAAGGTTTAGAGCCTATTTCGGGGGGAGATGTTGCATATTTACAAGCGCAAATGACACCAATAACAGCGCTTTCTAGCCCACAGGCTCAACAAACTGAGCAGATTTTAGGGGCTATGAGCAATATGGATCGGGAATTAAAAGCTCAAATAAGCACCATAAAGGAGCAAAAAGAGCCATTAAAGGTTGATTTAAACCCCAATATCACAGTAGAAAGCACACCAATTAATCTAACTTTGAAGCAAGAATCGGATGGAAAGCCTTCTAAAAAGAAGATCAAACTGGTTCGAGATGATAAAGGCAATGTAACAGGCGCAGAAAGCACAGAGGAATAATTATGGCAATCACTACAGCAATTTGTAATTCATACAAGCAAGAGATCTTAGAGGGAGTTCATGCTTCTGCTGATACCTATAAGATTGCTCTATACACATCCTCAGCAACTCTTAGCGCAAGCACTACTGCTTACTCATCTACTAATGAAGTTAGCGGAACTGGCTATGATGCAGGCGGAAAAACCTTAACAGGATATGTTAGTGGACTATCTTCAGGAACAGCCTACATTACTTTTGATGATCCATCATGGACTAGCTCAACAATTACAGCTAGAGGATGCTTGATTTACAACTCAAGCAAATCAAACAAAGCTGTAGCCTGCTTTGATTTTGGCTCTGATGTGATTTCTGTAAGCGGAACTTTCACTATTGATCTTCCAGCAGCAGGAGCTTCAGCGCTAATTAGAATTGCCTGATGGCACTATTTGATAGTGCTTTAGGCGATTTTGACAATCAGCCTAATAATTTTGATCAATGGACTGAGCCAACAGTTTTATTTGATGATGGCTATGGTTTATTTGATTCAGCGCTAAATAACTTTGATGATGGTGGCTTAAATAGCCCATCCATCTCTATAACTGGCTTACAAGCAACAGCATCAGCAGGAAATATAGCTGAAACTGTTTCTGATTCTATACAAATATCAGGGTTATCCCTTACTTCTAGCGCAGAAACCATAAGCGCAAGCGGTATTCAGAATCAAAATATAGTCATAAATGGGCTACAAAGTAGCTCAGAGCTAGGCGAAATTAACATAAATGTTAATGATTCTGTAGCAATTACAGGGCAAGAAGCCAATATTTTTGCGGAATCTATCACAGCAAGCGGAGAGCAAAGTCCTACTTATGCCATAAATGGCATCGCTTTAAGCTCAGAAATTGAGCCAATAACTGCTGAAGTTCAAGATTCCATACCCATTTTGGGTATAGAAATGCCCATTTTGGGCGGGGAAGTTGTAGCAAATGCAACACAAAATCCAGTTATAAGCCTTGAAGGGCTTCAAGCGCAGGCGCAGGCTGGCAATATTGGCGAGCAAGTAGATGATGTAATTGTTATTGAAGGCATTGGCTTGCAATCTGAATTTGGATCAGTAAGCGCAAATGCTGATCAGAATGGAACTGCTCAGATTATTGGGCTACAAAGAAGCACACAGATTGGATCTGTAAGCGCAAGCGGAAATGAGATCCCATCAGATGTAGGCAGGGGCGGAGAGTTTGTAAGACCATTGCAAGTTAGAAGCGTAACTGCACTAATCACTTCTACATCTGCAAAAATTGATCTAAATCAAGTAAGCGCAAGCGGTGAAATATACATTTCTGCAACTGCAAAGATTATTCCTATGAGTGCAGGAATTAGAACTGATGAAATTGTGGCAGAAGGTCAGCTTGGAATTGATGATGAGGAATTGCTATTGCTATTGGTGGCTTGATAGTTTTGGTTTATTATATGCAAAGATAAGGAAGTTTTATGCCTACACCAAGAGAAAATGAAACTGAATCAGAATTTGTTTCTAGATGTATGGGAGATGAAGAAGCTGTAAGTGATTTCCCTGATGAGGAACAGAGAGTTGCAGTTTGTTATGCGATTTGGCGCAGGAGAGATGAAAAGGCTACTTATCGGGGTGAGGAAATAGATTTAACTCCTACTGATTCTATGGCTGAAGAAGCCAAAAGAGGATTGGCATGGAGAGATGAGTTTAATAGAGGTGGAACTGAGGTAGGTGTAGCAAGGGCTAGGGATCTAGCTAATAAAAGGGAGCTATCGCCTGAAACAGTTCGAAGAATGATTAGTTACTTTGCTAGGCATGAAGTAGATAAACAGGCTGAAGGCTTTAGGCAGGGTGAAGAAGGTTATCCAAGCGCAGGCAGAATTGCATGGGCGCTATGGGGTGGAGATGCAGGGCAAACTTGGGCTAATGCCAAAGGTAGAACTATGGATAGAATTGATGAAGAAAAGCAAGTAAGGAAGCCAATGTTAGAAAAGAAAATGACTAACTTTAGCTCATGCCAAGTCAAGATGGGCGATCTTGGAGTATTCGAGGGCTATGCTTCTGTGTTTGATGGGGTTGATTCATACAATGACACAATCCTAAAGGGCGCTTATAAAGAAACTATTACTAATCGCAATCGCCCTGTAGCAATGTATTTCAATCACACTTCTTTTAGATCCGATATGCCTGCAACAATCGGCAAATGGATGAGCATGGAAGAAGATGGAAAAGGGCTTTATGTTAAAGGTCAGCTTTCATTGGGGCATCCTACAGCAGATGCCATCTATGCAAGTATGATTAACCAAACTATTGATGGCTTATCTATTGGATTTAAAGTTCCTGAGAATGGCTATGAAATGCGAGATGGCATTCGCTATCTTAAAAAGATTGATCTTGTAGAGGTATCAGTAGTGGATAACCCTGCTGATAATGCTGCAAGGATTTCTCTTGATTCTGTTAAGGCATATATTGAGAGTATTAAAAGTATTCGAGAAGCTGAGGAATTTCTGCGAGATGCAGCAAACCTTAGCAACTCAAGCGCAAAAGCATTGCTGGCGCAAATAAAGACTGTGCTTCGAGATGAGGTAAAGTCGGAATTAGAACAAGCAATGATTATTAATCGCTTAACCAATATTATCAAAGGATAAATTATGTCAGATCAATTAAATCAAGTTGTAGAAGCTATTGAGAAGAAGCAATCAGAAATTGATGCTATGCTCAAAAGCGCAGGCGCAGAGAGCAAATCTGCTGTTGAAGCTGCTGAGAAAGCTGCTAAAGAACTCAAGGCAATGGGTGATCGCCTTCTAGAGATCGAGCAGAAGCAAGCTGAAGGAATCAAGAAGGGCTATGAGATGCCTAAGTCTTTGGGTGAGTCTTTTGCTACTTCTGAGGAGTTCAAGGCTTTTGCAGAAGGTCGCACTTCTAAAGCTCGCTTAGAGATCAAGAATACCATTACTGGTCAATCGGGATCTCCTGCTGCTAACAGCGATACCATTGTAGCTCCACAGCGCCAAGTAGGTATTGTTGCTGGTGCTTTCCGCACTTTGCGTATTCGTGATGTTATGCCTTCGGGAACTACTTCTTCCAATTTGGTTGAATATACTCGAGAGCTTGCATTTACCAATAATGCTGCTGAAGCTGCTGAAGCTGCAACTAAAGCTGAAAGTGCTTTGACTTTTGAATTAGTCAGCGCACCAGTTAAGACCATTGCTCATTGGCTCAAGCTCTCTAAGCAAGTTATGGATGATGCTCCTGCATTAGCCAGCTATGTAGATACTCGCTTGCGCTATGGTGTTGATCTTCGCATTGATCAACAGCTTTTAAATGGTAATGGTTCGGGTCAAAATATTGGCGGTCTAACCAAAGCTGGTAATCACACAGCCTTTACTCCATCTTCAGGTGATAATGCTATTGATAGCATCAATCGCGCGATCTATGCTGTAGCTGCTGCTGATTACAATGCAACTGCTATTATTTTGAATCCTGCTGATTGGGGTGCAATCGAGAGAACTAAGACTACTGATGAAGCCTATGTATTTGGCGCACCACAGCGTTTAGCTCCTACTTTGTGGGGCTTGCCTGTAGTTGCTACTAATACTATGACTGCTGGTAAGTTTATGGTTGGTGCTTTCGATATGGCTGCTCAAGTATGGAATCGCCAAGGCACTACTGTCGAGATGAGTGAAGCCGATGATACCAACTTCCAAAAGAACTTGGTTACTGTTCGTGCAGAAGCTCGCTTGGCTTTGGCAATCTATCGCCCTGTTTCTATTCAGTATGGTAATTTGACTGTTTAATAGGGAATGATTTGGGAAGGGGGAAACTCCTTCCCATTTTTATCATGTTAGTTAAAGCACAAAGAGATTTTATTAGCGCTACTTTAGGCGATATTACAACTGATCAAATTTTTGATTGTGATCCTTATGTAGCAAATTATTGGATTAATGCAGGATTGGTAGCAGAATTTAAACCAATGAAATGGGAAAATTTAGAAGTTAAGCCCCATATCGAGAAAGCTGTTGAAACCAAAAAAGTGAGAAAGCGCAAAAATGGCAACTAAGATTATTACTGCTCCTAGCTTTGAGCCTTTAACAGTTGCAGATGTTTCTGAGTATTTGCGCTTAGATGATAGCCCTACAGATACATTGCTGATTAGCGCATTAATTACAGCAGCTAGACAGCATCTTGAGAATTACCTAAACAGATTTATTGCGCAACAAACTGTTGAGCTTGCGCTTACTGGATGGAAGGATAAGATTGATTTATCTGCTCCGCTTCAATCTGTTACTTCAATTAAATACTTAGATGAGAATGGCGCAGAGCAAACTCTTGCAGCTAATCAATATATTGTTGATACCTATTCCGAGCCAGCATCAATTTATCCTGCTTACAATGTAACTTATCCTAATCTTTATGATCAGGAAAACAATGTCAAGATTCGCTATGTAGTTGGTTTTACTTCAGGTGGAAGCCCTGATACAAATCCACTTCCTGATCCTTTAAAGTTTGCCATGATGCTTATCATTGGCGATCTTTATGCAAACAGAGAAGCAGGCGGAGAGAAGGCTTATCAGGTTAATCCTACTGTTCAAAACTTACTGCAATTCTATCGCCTGAATATTGGAATGTGAAAACAGCAGTTTGCATAGCTAGTGGAACTAGCCTAACTCAAGAAGATGTTAATTATTGTCAAGGCAAGGCATCAGTTTATGTAGTGAATAATTGCTACAAACTAGCGCCTTGGGCAGATGTGCTTTATGCCTGTGATGAGGAATGGTGGGATCATTATCAGCCTGAGTTTACTGGGCAGAAGTGGACTATCAATGAGAATGCAGCACAAAAATATAACTTAAATATAATTCCGCATGATACACAGGCGCTATTCTGCAAAGAAGGAATGATAGCAACTGGGAACAATAGCGGATTTCAGGCTATTAATCTTGCCTACTTGCATGGCTTTAGGCGCATTCTTTTGCTTGGTTATGACTTTAAAAACTCAGGTCAGCATTGGTTTGGAAAGCATCCGAGCAGGCTAAACAAAACTCCTGATATGCGCAGATGGCTAAGGCATATTGAGAATGCTTATCCGATTATGCAAGAAGTTGGATTAACTGTTATAAATTGCTCTAGAGATTCTGCAATTACTACATTTCCAATGTCAAATATAACCCAAGAGTTATGAAATTTATATCTTACTATACCGATAGGTATAAAAATGAAGCTAGCAAGCTCAGGCAATCTTTAGAATCGCTAGGGCTAAATTATCATATTGCAGGCATAGATGATCAAGGCTCATGGGATGCAAACACCCATTACAAGCCAATTTTCATAAAACAGCAGATACAAAATCAATCCGCAGTTATTTGGCTAGATGCTGATTGCATGGTTTTGGATCATCCTAAGCTGTTTTCTGAGCTTAATTGTGATGTAGCTTTTCACAGATTTAAAGAAAAAGAACTACTTTCAGGAACAGTATTCTTCAAAAACACAGCTAGAACAATCGAGCTTTTAGATAAGTGGATTCAAATAAATAAAGAAAATCCTGAAGTATTTGATCAAAAAAATCTAGATCAGGCATTAAAATCTATGACTGATATTTCAATTACAGAGCTTCCGCCTGAATATTGTTTTATCTTTGATCTATCAAGAAATTACTATCCTAGGGTAAACCCTATAATTGAGCATTATCAAGCAAGCAGAAAGTTCAGATGAGGATTCTAACCATTTGCGGTATTGGAGATATTCATTGGGTAATGCTCAAGATGGAATCCTTTATCGAGAAAAACTGCAAAGGTGTTATTCCTGAGATTACAGTATGGAATTTTGATGGCAGACCAAGGGCAGATGGCTTTGTAAGTCGCATTCCTTTTGTAAAGTTTGCTGGATATGACAATCAGCCTATGGGCAATCAGCAAAAGCGCCTATTCCATCAGATGTATATGGATGGCTCTAAGGATGTAGTTACAGGATTTAAGGGCTATGATTACTTTATTTGTGTAAATGGAAGCCTGCGCATTGGTCATAGCATGGATAATATCTTGCCCCAATATGGCACAAACTGGAATTACAAAATAAATGTAGATGATTGCACTAGCTCATATACTGAGCCATACATCATTTTCTACTTTTCTAATCATGGGATGTTTGCTGATTGGGTTTCCAAAATGACACCTGAAAAGATTAGAAGTTTCATGCAACAGATTAAGGGCTACAAGCTGATCCTTACAGGAAGCTCATGGGATGCGCCATTTAATCAGGAGCTTGAAGATAATGGGGTAATTAATCTTTGTGGCAAAACTAGCCTTAGCGAGCTTTTTGGCTTGATTAAAGGGGCTTCTGCTTTTGTTGGTTGGTGCGGTGGCAATACTATTGTTAGCCAGCATCTTAATACCCCTACTCTAATGCTTTGGTCAAACTACTTTGAGCATAAGGCTTTCCAAACTAACTGGGTTGATCCTGATAGATTGGGCAAAGTTTATATTCCTATGGATGTAGAAACAGCCAACAATGATTCTCTTATGAAGAATTTGGGGGTGCTTCTTGGAAAGTAAATTACTTTGGCTAAAGAAGTTCGGGATTGGCTATTACCCTGTAGAAGATCAGCCCTATGATGAAGCCTATTGGCAAAAGTATCTAGTGATGGAAAACACAGATATAGGGAAAACCCTTAATAATGCAAGGGTAGAGCTAGTGCAAGCATATAAAATGAGTGAGATTCTAGATATAGGCATTGGCTCAGGCGCATTTGTAAAGGCTTTAGATTATGCATATGGCTTTGATATAAACCCCTATGCGGTGGCTTGGCTAAAAGAGGTGGGGAAGTATAAAGATCCTTATTCTGTGGATTCTATGAGCTTTTGGGATAGCCTAGAGCATATTCACAATCCAACTCATTTATTGAGCTATATCAAGAAATATGCTTTTATCTCATGCCCTATTTATGAGGATAAAGAGCATATCCTTAGGAGTAAGCATTTTCGCCCTGATGAGCATTGCTGGTATTGGACTAAACAGGGATTGCAAAGATTTATGAGTAATTTTGACTTTAGTCTTTTAGAATATAACCTAATGGAAACCGAAATAGGTAGAGAAGATATAGGCACATTTGTATTTGTGAGAGATCAATGAAAGCAGGCAAACTAGATCGCAGAGTTCAAATTAAGGTTAAGACTTCCAGCAGGGATGCTTATGGGGCTGAGATCTTAACTTATTCAGTATTGGCTACAGTATGGGCTGAGATTATTCCAGTTACAGGCAGAGAATATTTTGCATCTGCACAATTTATTCCTGAAGCTACTCTTAAATTCAGAATTAGATTTAGGGAAGATTTTGATGAAACAGCCTTATTTAACTATCAAGGTGTTGATTACAATATCCTCTACATTGCTGAAATAGGTAGAGCCGATGGACTAGAAGTATTAGTTAAGAAGCCAGCATAATGCAAGTAAAAATAACTGGTTTAGAGGAAATCAAAAAGGCTCTAAATCAACTTCCTATAGAGATTCAGCAGAAGGCTTTAAGATCTGCTGTTTCTGCATCAGCTAAAGTAGTTGTAGATGCAGCTATAGCCAAAGCTCCAGCAGGCGATACTGGCAATCTTAAAAAATCTATCTACAGATATAGGAGCAGAAGCGGTTCGGGAACTGGTAGGGAAACTTACTTAGTTGGTGTTAGAAAAGGCAAGAAGGCTTATGCCGATACTGCAAAAAATCGCAGATTAAACAGGGTAGGCAAGAAATACACAGTTCAAGGAGAAGCATATTATTGGCGCTTTTTGGAGTTCGGAACTGTTAAAATGCAAGCTAAACCATTTATGCGCCCTGCTTTTGAAGGATCTAGGAGCAAGATTTTAGAAACAATGAAGCAGAGATTGGATAAGGCAATTCAAGATCAAGCAAGAAAATTGGCTAAAAAATGACTATTGAAACTTCAATTTATTCAGCTTTGCAGGGCTTGGCAAATGGCAGGGTATATCCATTGCAAGCGCCTGAGAAAGTTACATTCCCTTGCATAGTGTATTTTCGGATTAATTCATCTCCAATAAATACTCTAGATGGGGCATCTACACTTGATTTAGTTCGCATTCAGGTGGATACTTATGCAAAGACTTATTCAGCCTGCAAAGTGCTTGCTGAATCTGTTCGATCATCTCTTGAAGGAAGCGCAGTAAAGGCAACTTTACAGACTGATCAAGATATTTTTGAGCCTGATTTATCTGTTTACAGAGTATCTCAGGATTATTATGTTTGGCAAACTAGGTAGGAGTTAATATGAGTTCAAATGCATTAGAAGCACAAGGGATGCAACTAAAAATTGGTAATGGCGCTTCTCCTGAAGTGTTTACTGCTATTGCCGAAATTAAGACCTTTAGTGGTCCAACTGGGTCGGCTGCGGTTATTGATGTAACCGATCTAAGCTCTGCTGCTAAAGAAAAGCGCATGGGATTGGCTGATGAAGGACAGTTGAGTTTTACCATCAACTACATTCCTAACAATACTCAGCACGCACTATTGCGCACTCAGCGAGCAAGCCGAGAGGAAACTAATTTTAAATTAGTCTTTACTGATGATTCTCCAGCTACTAATTGGAGTTTCTCTGCATTTGTAACTGGCTTTGCTGTATCAGGCGCAGTTGATAATGTTGTAGAAGCCAATGTAACCTTGGAAATTACTGGAGCAATTACAGAGAGCTAAGATGGCAATCCTAAATAGAGAAGCAATTTTAAGCGCAGTAGATTTAAAAAAAGAGTTAGTAAAAGTTCCTGAGTGGGGTGGTGAGGTTTACATCAGCATGATGACTGGTGAAGCTAGAGATGCTTGGGAGCAAGGATTAGTAGGCGGTAAAGGTGCAAATCTAGATAATATTAGAGCTAGGCTTGTAGCCTTTACTGCTGTGGATGATCAAGGCAAAAGATTATTTAGCAATGAAGATGCTATTGCCTTAGGTCAGAAATCCGCAACTGCTCTTGAAAGATGTGTAAAGGTGGCGCAGAAGTTAAATAGATTAACTGAGGAAGAATTAGATAATCTAGTAAAAAACTAAAAGCCCATCCCCAAAGACAGTTCTACTTTAGTTTAGCGCTGAAATTGGGAATGCCAGTTGGGGAGATGTTGAGAAGAATGGATAGTGCTGAAATAACTGAGTGGATGGCATACTTCAAGTTAGAAACACTTCCAAAACAAAAGGCATCAGATGTAATAAAAGCGCAGTTTGCTCACAGGGTTAAGAGGAAAGAAAAATAATGGCATCTTTAGGATCATTAGTAGTTTCTCTAACTGCTGAAACAGCGCAATTTAGAGAAGCATTAAACAAGGCAGCCTATGAAACAGATAGGGCTATGAAGAAGATTGAATCTTCTACTGGCTTTGTTTCTAATGCTTTTAAAACTGTTTTAACTGCTGGAGTTGTAGCCCAAATTACTAGCGGTGTAAATTCAATCATTGATTCTATGGCTCGCCTAGATGATATGGCTGAAGCTACAGGCGCATCAGTTGAGAACTTATCTGCATTAGCAAATCAAGCAAAGATTAGCGGTTTAGAGATTGGATCGCTTGAAGGCGCTTTAGTTAAATTTAATAAATCTCTTTTCTCTGTAACCGAAGAATCTAGCAAGGTTGAGAAAGCCCTAAATGCTATTGGTTTATCTGCTGCACAGCTTCGCACAATGGATACAGCAGAAGCTACTTTACTTATTGCCAAAGCTCTTGATGGCTATGCTGATAGCGCAAATAAAGCAGCCATTGTTCAAACCATATTTGGCAGAAGCGCTAGGGAGATTGCTCCTTATTTAAAAGATCTTGCAGAAACAGGAACTCTAAATGCTACTGTAAGCAAAGAGCAAGCAGCGCAGGCTGAAGCATTACAAAAATCTATTAGAAGACTAGGACTTGAGTTTGATCTATTTACTAAAAGCATTGTAGCTAGTGCTATTCCAGCTTTATTAGAATTCTTTAAAACCCTTAATGCAATCATTCAGCCATATGCTATTTTGGGAAATAATCTTGAGGAACTAGAGGGCGCTTTAGCCAAGGTAAATGCAACTATTGAAAAGAATAACTCTCTAGGCAAGGAAAATTCTAAGAGTAATTTAGAGCTACAAAAGGGCTTGCAAACTCGCATTTCTTTCTTAAAAGAGCAAAAGCGCATAGAAGAAGAAATAGCTAATAATGCTAGTAAGCCAAAGAAACAAGCTCAGTTTGATCCAAAAGATTACACCAAAGGATTAGCTTCAATTAATGAAAGCAATATGAAGTTTCTTAGTTCTGTTAAAGATATGACAAACAGAATTAATTTAGAAATGCAAAGTGTGTTTTCAACAGAAACAGAAAAGAAATTGCAGAGCAATCTTTTATCTCTGCAAAAAATGGTTGAAGATGCTGCTACTTCTATGGCAAAGCAGTTAGATGAAAAGAATATTACTCCTGAACAATATGCAGCAGGAGTTCAAGAGCTTTCTAAAAATTATGTTGCTGCTATTGAGGTTGCAACAAAACTTAAAGAAACTCAAGATGATTTAAATTCTAGCTATGAATATGGAGCAGCAGTAGCTTTATCTCAATATATTAATCAAGCACAGAATTTAGCAAATGCATCAGCAGGCATAGTAACAAATGGTTTAAGAAGCATGGAAGATGCTCTTTTTGGTGTTATTAGTGGAACTACAAGCGCTTCTCAAGCATTCTCAGGAATGGTTAAGAGCATTCTTGCTGATATTGCAAAATTAATGATTAGGCAATCTATAACTGCGCCTTTAGCTGGCTTATTATCTAGCTCATTAGGTAGCTTCTTTGGCGGATCTGTAACAGCATCTCCTACATCTACTGGATTAATGAGTTTTGATGGTGTTGGCTATGGCGGTGGCAGGGCTTTGGGTGGTGATGTAAATGCTGGAACTTCTTATCTAGTAGGGGAAAAAGGCGCTGAAATATTTACTCCAAATATGAATGGCACAATCATTCCTAATGGAGCAATGGCGCAAAACAATAATGTAGTAGTAAATGTTAATATGGAAAATGGAACAGTTGATGCTAAAGATGGTAGCAAACTTGGCATACTAATTGGAAATGTAGTTAAGCAAGAATTGGTTAAACAGAAAAGGGCAGGGGGCTTATTAGCATAATGGCTACTTTTACTTATCAGCCTTCTTATGGCATTCAGGTTAAAAAAGAGCCTAAAGTTCTATCTGTTAAATTTGGTGATGGATATGAGCAAAGGGCGCAGTTCGGCATTAATCAAAATCCTAGGATTTGGGATCTATCATTCAATGGCAAAACAGAATCAGAAGCAGATGCTATAGATGCATTCCTTACTGCTGAGAATGGAGTTACTTATTTTAATTGGACACCACCACAGGGATCAGCAGGAAAGTGGATTTGTAGGACTTGGGATATAGCTTTAGTTGAGGTTGATTGCTATAACATTACAGCCAGCTTTGAAGAAGTGTTTGATCTAGGATGAGCTATCCATTAAAAATATCTTCCGAGCTACAGAAACTAGCTCCTAATGCTGTGATTGAGCTTTATCAGCTTGATGCTTCTTCTTTTGGCGGAGATATATATTACTTTCATGCAGGCACTAATAGCTTAACTCAATCAGTAACTTGGCAGGCTCAAGAATATGTGCCTTATCCAGTTCAAATAACTGGCTTTGAGATTAGCGCAGGCGGTCAAATACCTAGACCAAAAATGGTGGTTTCTAATATCTCAGGAATTATTACAGCCTTAGTTTTGGCTTATGATGATTTGCTAGGCGCAAAGATTACAAGAAAGCGCACCATGCAAAAATATCTAGATGCAGTAAATTTTGCAGGCGGTGTTAATCCTGATGCAGATCCAACTGCTGAATTCCCTGATGATATTTATTTTATTGAGAGAAAAACTTCTGAAAATAAATCTGCTGTAGAGTTTGAGCTTTCAGCTTCTTTTGATGTGCAAGGTGTAAAACTTCCAAGAAGGCAGATTATTCAAAATATTTGCCCTTGGAAATATAGAGGATCTGAATGCGGATACACAGGATCTAACTACTGGAACTCTAATGATCAATCTGTAGCTACATTAGCGCAGGATGTTTGTGGCAAAAGAGTTTCATCCTGTGAGCTTAGATTTGGAACAAATGGGCAACTTCCTTTTGGCGGATTTCCAGCAGCTTCATTAATTAAATGATACTCGCAGAATCAGTAAAAGCTAGATTTGTAGATCATGCAAAGGCTGAGAATCCTAGAGAAGCCTGCGGATTAGTTATTATTAAGCATGGAAAGCAAATCTACAAACCTTGTAAGAATTTAGCAAGAGGAACAGATCAATTTATATTAGATCCTCAAGATTATGCTAATGCAGAAGAAGAAGGCGATATTGTCGCTGTAATACATTCCCATCCCAATATAAGCGCAAAGCCTTCACAGGCGGATTTAGTAAGCTGTGAAGCAAGTGGATTGCCTTGGTTTGTTATGGGCTATCCTTCTGAGAAATGGGAATATATACAGCCAACAGGATATATAGCTCCATTAGTAGGCAGAGAATGGTCGCATGGTGTTTTAGATTGCTACTCAATCATTAGAGATTGGTTTCTACAAGAAAAAAATATAGAACTTCTAGACTTTAAAAGAAGTGATGAATGGTGGAAAATAGGGGAAAATCTTTATTTAGATAACTTTGAGAAAGCTGGCTTTAAACAAATTTCTTTAGAGAAATTGCAAGCTGGAGATTGTATATTGATGTGCTTTAATTCAGAAGTTCCCAATCATGGTGCAGTTTATTTAGGTGATGGGCAAATTCTACATCATGTTCAAAATAGATTATCTACAAGAGATGTTTATGGCGGATTTTGGCTAAAAAATACTTATGGTTATTACAGATATGAAAAAGATACAGCTTCTAGGTGAATTAGGCAAAAAATTCGGCAAGAGCTTTTCTATGGATGTTAAAAATCCTGCTGAAGCTGTAAGAGCTTTGTGTGTAAATTTTCCTGAATTTAGAAAAGAATTGATTGAATCAGGAGATAAAGGTATTGGCTATAGAGTAATTGTTGGAAAGCAAGATCAAACAGTAGATGATTTGCATAATCCATCAGGAAAGCAAACAATTAAATTTGTTCCAGTTCTACAGGGCGCAGGGGGTGGCGGTGGTTTAAATATTATTGCTGGAGTAGTTTTATTAGTTGCAGCAGCAGCTTTAAATATTGTTGCTCCATTTAATCCAGTTTCACCATATTTAATTAGCGCTGGTGTTGCTATGATTATTGGCGGAGTAATTCAAATGCTTACTCCAATGCCTAATTTAAATTCTGATACATCAAACAATCAGCCTGATAATAAGCCTTCTTATGCATTTAATGGTGGAGTAAACACATCTGCTCAAGGTTATCCAGTCCCAATAGGATATGGAAGAATGATTGTTGGAAGCGCAGTTATTAGTGCTGGAATTGTTGCAGAGGAATTGCCATGAGCAAAAAGAAAAATATTATTGGCGCTGGCGGTGGCGGTGGCGGTGGTAAAGGCGGTGGCGGTGGCGGTGGCGCTGGTAGAGTTGCGCAAGAATCGCCTGATACCCTTAGAAGTATTGCTTATGCAAATGTATTAGATCTTGTTTCTGAGGGCGAGATTGAAGGTTTAGCTAATGGATTGAAATCTGTTTATTTCAACAATACTCCATTACAAAATGACAATAATACTTATAATTTTACTGGAGCTACAGTTGTTTCTACAAGAGGAACACAGGATCAAAGTTATATTGAGGGTTTTCCAGCAGTAGAAAATGAAATAGGAGTAAATACGCAAGTTGAGTATGCAACTCCTATTGTTAGGCAGATTTCAAACTCAGATGTAGATGCTGTTAGAGTAACCATATCAATTCCACAGCTTACTCAACAAAATACTTCTAATGGCGATATTAATGGAGCAAGTGTTCAATATGCTATTGATGTTCAATCTAATGGCGGTGGTTATGTTCCGCAAATCTTAGGCAATGTTTGGCAAAATAATTCTATTACTAAAGTTTCTGATACCTTAGCTAGGGCAAATCAGGCTGTTTATCAAATGCAAATACAAGTTACTGATACAAGTAACTCTGCTGTTTATGCTGTTCAATACAAATTGCAATCTAGTCCTACTTGGATTACTACTGGATTAACTTCTTCTACTGATGTTCAAACTCAAGAAGTTACTTATCAAAATACTGATTCTGAAGGCGGGATTCGTTGGTTAAATAATACTGAAACAGTTACAGTTAAAACTTTTACAACTCCTTATACCAATGCTGGATTATTTGAAATGAGAGTTGTTATTACTTCAGGATCTCCATACATTAGCACAGTTAATGGAAATATTGGAACTCCTTATTTTACAATTAGCGGTAAAACCACTTCTAAATATCAAAAATCACACAGAATTAAACTTACTGGATCTGCTCCTTGGGATATTAAAGTAAGAAGAATAACAGCAGATAGCACTTCTTCAGCATTACAAAATAAAACTTTTTGGGATTCTTATACAGAAATTATTGATGGCAAATTTAGGTATCCTAACTCAGCAATAGTTGGTGTAAGAATTGATGCATCTCAATTTGATAGCATACCAACTAGAAGCTATGATTTAAAGCTATTAAAGATAAAAATTCCAACAAACTACAATCCTATTACTAGAGTTTATAGTGGTATTTGGGATGGCACTTTTAAAGTTTCTTGGACAGATAACCCTGCATGGTGTTTCTATGATTTATTAACTAATGATAGATATGGTTTAGGCGGATTTATTGCTGAAAGCCAAGTTGATAAATGGACTTTATATGAAATTGGCAAATATTGTGATGAGCTAGTTCCTAATGGTTTTGGCGGAACTGAACCAAGATACACTTGCAATATATATTTACAAAGTAGAGAAGAAGCATACAAAGTTATTAATGATATGGCTTCTATATTTAGAGGTATGCCATATTGGGCAAGCGGAAGCATAACTGTAGGTTATGATGCGCCTTCTGATCCTGTTTATCAGTTTACAAATGCCAATGTTATTGATGGTGTTTTTACTTATCAAGGTAGCGCAATTAAAGCAAGGCACACAGTCGCTTTAGTTACTTGGAATGATCCTGATGATTTTTATAGGCAAAAAGTAGAATATGTTGAAGATGCTGATGGCATTTCTAGATATGGCATAGTGCAAACAGAAGTTTTAGCTGTTGGCTGCACATCTAGAGGTCAAGCAAATAGGGTAGGCAGATGGATTCTATTTACTGAACAATCTGAAACAGAAGTAGTAACCTTTAGAACTGGCTTAGAAGGCAATCAAATTCGCCCATCTAATGTTATTCAAATTGCTGATGAAGCAAGAGCAGGGTCTAGAATTGGCGGAAGAATAGTAAATGCATTCAATAATGTTATAACTGTTGATCAAACTATTAGCTCTATTACTGGTATTGTTGGCGGAAATCTTTCAGTTTTATTGCCAAGCGGTTCTCTTGAAACAAAATTAATTACAAACGCTTCGCAAAACTCTATAACTGTATCTTCCGCATTTTCGGAAACTCCATCTCCTAATGCAATTTGGATGGTAGAAACTTCAACATTATCATTACAAACCTTCAGAGTTACTTCTATTGTAGAAGAAGATGATGGGCTAACAGTTACAGCATTGGCTCATAATCCAAGTAAATATAATGAAGTGGAGCAAGGACTAATTCTTCAGCCTAGAGTAATAAGCAGTTTATCTGTAGTTCCTGAAGCGCCAAATAACTTGGCTGTTACTGAAGCTCTTTATGAAGAAGGCGCTGATATTAATGTTCTTGTTACTTTATCATGGAGTCCAGTTCAAAGAGCTACAGGCTATCAGGTTTCATATAAAGTAGATGATAGAAACTATGTAACTTTGCCTGTTACTCAAGCTACTTCGATTGATATTAGAAATGCCTTAGATGGACAGTATGAGTTTAAAGTATTTGCAATAAATTCTGTAGGCAAAAGAAGTGCTCCATCTATTTTGAATTCTCAAATTTATGGCAAAACTGCTCCGCCTGCTGATGTAACTAATTTTGCAGTTAATATTATTGGAACTCAGGCGCATCTATCATGGACTCCAGTTGGAGATTTAGATCTTGCCTATTACAGAATTAGGCATTCTACTTTAACTACTGGAGCTACTTATTCTGAAGCAATAGATATTATTGATAAAGTTGCTCGCCCTGCAAACACTACAGTAGTTCCTGCAATGACAGGCACTTATTTTATAAAGGCATATGACAAACTAGATAATGCTTCTATAAATGCAACTTCATCTGTAGCCATTATTAATAATATTTCAGGCTTAAATGTAGTAGAAACCATTACAGAATCGCCTGCTTTCTTAGGTCAAAAAATAGAATGTAATGTTTCAGAATTAGGATTGGTTCTAGATACTTCGATTGATTTTGATTCTGTTGCAGGATTGTTTGATGATGTAGAGGGATTGTTTGATGGTGGTGGCGGAACAACTTCTACAGAAGGAACTTATTATTTTGAGAACTATTTAGATCTTGGCAATGTATATACAAGCAGAATTACAGCAAATGTAGAAGTAGGTCGCATAGATTATGTAAATACATTTGATGCCAAAGAAGGCGATTTTGATGCTGCAACAGGCGATTTTGATGGTGATCCTGATAGCTTTGATGATACCAATGTAGAACTATGGGTTTCAACAACTGATGATGATCCTAATGGCTCTCCTGCTATTTGGACAGCTTATAGAAGATTCTTGGTGGGAGATTACACAGCTAGAGGATTTAGGTTTAAAGCTGTTTTAACTTCTACAGATGAATCGGCAAGCCCAGTATTAAAAACACTAACAGTTAATGTAGATATGCCTGATCGGGTTATTGGTGGCGATGATCTGATAAGCGGAACTAATGCAGGCGGATATTCTGTAACCTTTAGTCCATCATTCAAGGTAGCTCCTTCTATTGGCATCATGGCTCAGAATTTACAGCAGGGTGATTTCTATGAAATACCCACAAAATCAGCATCAGGCTTTACAATTAGATTCAAGAATTCAGGCGGAACTGTGGTTAGTCGCACCTTTGACTATGTAGCCAAAGGCTATGGCGAGCTTGTTACTTAGGAGAATATATGTCGCAACATGATTTAACAATAGACAATCAAGGCTTTCCAGCCTTTAGAGCAGATCTAAATAATGCTCTGCAAGCGCTAGGATCAACATCCTCAGGGACTACAGCGCCATCAACACCATTTGCCAATCAGCTTTGGTATGATACAACTAACAATATCCTAAAGATTCGCAATGAAGATAATGATGCTTGGATCTCATTGCTTACTCTTAATCAAACTACAGATGCTTTGCAGAGTGTTTCAGGATTGGTTATCGGAACAGATGTGCAAGCCTATGATGCAGATACAGCTAAAACTGATGTAGCACAATCTTATACAAAAGCACAAAGGGGAACTCCAGTTTCTCTTACTTCTACTTCGGCTAGTATTGCTGTAGATTTTTCTCTAGGCAATAACTTCACACACACTACTAGCGAAAATACCACTTTGGCTAACCCTACAAATATTGTTGCTGGTCAAGCTGGAATTATTGTAATTACACAGGGCGCAACTGCTCGCACTTTGGCTTATGGATCTTATTGGAAGTTTGCAAGCGGAATTGTTCCTAATCTTACTGCTAGTGCAAGCGCTGTAGATGTTCTTGTATATTATGCAGAATCAACAACTAGGATTACTACTCGCTTAATTGCTGATGTTAAATAAGGGAAAAAATGTCAGTTATAAATAATAATTTATTGCTTGGTGATGAAGGTTATTTATTAGAGAGATCGCTTCGCTTTCGGTCTAGTGCTTCTGCTTATTTAACTCGAACTCCATCTGTTACTGGAAATCGTAGGACTTGGACTGCTAGTTTATGGTTTAAGCGTGGCACATTAGGAGTTGCACAAATTTTACTTGGCGCTACAGGCTCATCTAGAGCAACTTACATTAATTTAAATGCAAGCAATCAGCTTCAAATATATTCAGCAACCTCGGCTGGCGGTGGTGATGGTGGTGAATATATTACAACTCAAGTGTTTAGAGATCCTTCTGCTTGGTATCACATAGTCATTTCTTATGACTCTACACAAGCGACAAGCACAAATCGAATTAAATTGTGGGTCAATGGTCAGCAAGTTACTGCTTGGGCAACATCAACTGCACCAACTTTAAACCATGATAGTCAATTTAATTGGACTGGTGCAGCAATGGATATTTGTAGATACAACGCATCATTTTATGTAGATGGTTATTTAGCAGAAGTAAACTTTATTGATGGGCAAGCACTAACTCAATCATCATTTGGTGAAACTTCTGCAACTACTGGTGTATGGATTCCTAAGAAATACACAGGAACATATGGCACTAATGGATTCTATTTGCCATTTACCGATAACTCTGCTCTTACTACATCATCTAATGCTGGACTAGGAAAAGACTTCTCAGGTAACTCTAACTATTGGACTACAAACAATATAAGCATTACATCAGGCTCTACTTATGACAGCATGACCGATGTGCCTACGCTGACAAGCCCAACTGCTGCCAATTATTGTGTTTTGAATCCTTTAATAGTCGGCAATGTAATATCGCCAACAAATGCTAATTTAACATCATCTTTATCTGCTGGTGGAAATGCTTATTTTAACTCAGTAGCAACTATTCCTATTACATCAGGAAAATGGTATTGGGAAGCAACCATAACTTCTCGTGAAGCTAGTGCTGGACAATGGGTTCAGTTAGGAATTGTTTCGTCAACCACTACATATACAAATAATGCTCTTGGTTATAGTGGAAATATGTCCAATGGTTATGCTTATTACAACGATGGGACAAAAGCAGGCAATGGAACTGTAACAGTTGGTTATGGCGCAACATTTAACACAAATGATGTTATTGGAATAGCATTTGATGACGATGCTGGAACACTTACATTTTATAAAAATGGCGTAAGTCAAGGTCAAGCATTTAGTGGAATTTCTACTACAACTGCATGGCTTCCTATTTTTCAATCATATAGGTCTAATATAACTACAAATGCCGCAGCATTAAACTTCGGACAGCGCCCATTTGCTTACACCCCACCAACAGGCTTTGTAGCACTCAATACTTTTAACTTGCCTACTCCTACTATTGGTGCTACTGCATCTACACAGGCAAATAAGTATTTTGATATTGCCTTATATACTGGCAATAGTGGCAGTCAATCAATCACTAGTTTAGGATTTCAACCTGATTTAGTTTGGCTAAAAAGCAGAAGTAATTCTGCGACAAATCATCTATTAGAAGATGTAATTCGTGGCACAAAAAACTCTTTGCTTTCTAACGACACATCTGCGGAATTGGCAAGAGGTATAAACGCTTTTTTATCTAACGGCTTCTCATTTAATGATTTTGCTGGCGGTGATGGAAACAGTAGTGGTCAAACTTATGTTGCATGGAACTGGAAAGCCAACGGCTCAGGATCAACCAACACATCAGGCACTATTACATCTACAGTAAGTGCTAATACAAGTGCTGGATTTAGTATTGTTACTTGGACTGGTAATAATATTGATGGCTCAACTATTGGGCATGGTCTTGGTGTAAATCCAGCAATGATTATTGTTAAAAGGCGCACAAATATTTCACAATGGGTTGTAATGCACAAAAGTTTGACTGCAAATAACAATATATTTTTAAGCGTTACTAATGCTCAAGATGCAATTACAAATGTATCAGGTGGTGGAATTTCAACTACTACTACAAGCACTACTTTTACAGCAAAAATTGGATCAAGTAATATTGATAATGTATGTGCAACTAGCAATACTTATGTAGCCTACTGTTTTGCAGAAGTAGCTGGCTATTCTGCATTTGGTAAATATACAGGGAATGGCTCTACTGATGGAACTTTTGTATATACAGGGTTTAGACCTAGGTGGATATTGATTAAGAGGACTGACACAACAGCAAGTTGGTATATATATGATACAACTCGCAAAACTTTTAATACAATAAATGAATGGCTATCGCCAAATCAGGCTGTTGCTGAAAATTCTGCAACTACTTGGGAAGTAGATATTGTTTCTAATGGTTTTAAAATCAGAAACAATGGAGCTTTTTCAAACGCTAATGGTGGAACATATATATATGCCTGTTTTGCCGAATCACCTTTTAAATATTCCCTTGCACGATAGGAGAAAAAATGTTTTTACTTAATGGAAAACCTTTAGCAGTAGATACTGCATTTACAACTGAAGATGGCACACAATACCCATCTAACTGGCTTAGACTTTCTTCAGACAAAGAAAAAAAATCTTTAGGAATTACAGAAGTTGCTGATCCTGTTCGAGCAGATGATCGCTATTACTGGGATGGTGATATTAACAATCCAAAAGCGCTAGAAGATAAGTCTGAGTTTAAAAAAGATGGCACTCCTCTATATGTGCAGAAATACAATCCTGTTACTGAGCAAATGGAAGATACAGATAAACAAGTAATTACTAAAGGTCTTAAATCTAACTTTATCTCTCAAGTAAAAGCTACTGCTGGATCTATTCTTGCTCAATCCGATTGGATGGTAATTCGCAAAGCTGAGAGAGATGTAGATCTTCCTACAGTTATGGCTGATTACAGAGCATCTATTGTTTCCAAAGCTGATGAATTAGAAGCTAAAATTAAAGCTGTTAAATCAGTAGAAGAACTTGCTTCTCTCGATTTATCATTTCCTTCTTTGGAGAAATAAAAATGCTAATTCTTGATTGGGTAATGGATAAGCTAGGCTATCAAAAGAAGATTATCTATAGATGGGAAAATTTATTTGCGGAATTTGACTGCGAAAAACCAAAGCGCAAAGTAGCTACAAAAAAGCCTGCAACTAAAAAGCCAGTAACTAAAAAAACTGTTCGCAAAAAGGTGTAGCCATGTCAGATGATTTCTTAGATCCTTATAAATATGGTAAGTTAGTTGCTCAATTTGAGCAGATGGAAAAGAAAGTTGATGCAATGGAATCTGATATTAAAAAGCTCCTTGCAATGGCTGAGAGATCTAAGGGATCACTATGGGCGCTAATGGGTGTTGCTTCTGTAGGCGGAGCATTAATCAGCTATGTTGCAGAATTGTTTATTAAAAAATGAATCTCCAAGTAAATGATTCCTTATCCAAGTGGCATAAGACTGAGGAATTTAAACTACAAGTAGGCAGAGGGCAGATCCGAGGGCATCAAATTCGGCACATCTTTGGCTATAACCCTGATGTAGATCAAGCAGCAGAAGAAACTGTATGGACTGCTGGCGGTCTTTATACTCATGCAAGTTCACCAACAATAATGACTGTTTCTTCTACTAGCACATCAGATACTTCAGCAGGAACAGGCGCAAGGCAAATATATATCTTAGGCATCAATGGAACAGGCGGAGAAGTTTCTGAAACAGTAACTCTTAATGGTCAAACTGCTGTAAATACTGTTCATCAATACACAGAAATCCAATCTTCCTTAGTAACTTCTGTAGGATCAGGCGGTAGCAATGCTGGCAATATCTCGATTGGAACTGGAACAGTAACAGGCGGAGTTCCTGCTGTTATTTATGGGCATATGCTTGCTGGTGAGAATGGCTCTCTTATGGGTCATTACACAGTCCCAATAGGATATACAGGCTATCTTATGGCTGGATCTATTTCTGCTGGATCAACTCAGGCAGGAAAGACAATAACAGGCAGGCTTAAATATAGAGATCCTACAGGCATTATTCATACTTCTGCGATTGTTTCCTTTTCAGAAGGTAAAGTTCCTTTTGATTTTGACTATCCAATTCGCCTAGAAGCAGGATCTTGCATCTCAGCTACAGTTAGATCTACTTCCGATAATGAGCAAGTTTCTTGCTACTTTCAATTATTGCTTATTAAGAATCAGGAGTAAGTATGATTTTAGAAACAATCATTGGCGCACTTGTTCCTGTAGGCATAGAAGGCATTAAACAGATTATAGGCAAGTTTACTGGGGGAGTTCGCCCCACTACTATTGCCGAGCAAATACAGCTTGATCAATCAGAGATACAGCGCATAGAAGCACTTGCAAGGCTTGATAATCCCTATGGGCAACCTAGTCAATGGGTAATTGATTTAAGGGCTTCTGCTCGCTATATAGGCGCTTTAGTGGTTATTGCTTTGGGCATCTCAACTCTTTATTTGCCTGTAGATCCATATATTCAGCGCATTGGCTTGGAAGCAGCCAATATTGCATTTGGCTTCTTATTTGGTAGCCGAATTATGGCTAATCTTGCCAAGAAATGAATAGCTCGCATCTAGCACTTCTTGGAATCCATGAGAATTGGTATGATGCATTGCAAAATACTTTTAACAAGTATCAGATAAACACCATCAAAAGGCAGGCTCATTTCATTGGACAATGCGCCCATGAAAGTAACTGGTTCAATGTTCTAGAGGAAAATCTAAATTACTCAGCCCAAGGGCTAATGAGCATTTGGGGATCTAGATTCCCCACTATTGAGATAGCGCAACAGTATGCTAGACAGCCTGAGAAGATTGCTAATAAGGTCTATGGTGGGCGGATGGGCAATCTAGAAGATGGGGATGGCTGGAAGTATCGGGGCAGGGGAATTATCCAGCTTACAGGGCGAGAGAACTACAGGAACACAGGAAGGGCTTTAGGAGTGGATTTAGAGGGCTTTCCTGAGCTTGCTTTAGTTCCTTTGTATGCTTGCCTATCCGCAGGGCATTACTGGTCTAAAAAGGGCTTAAATGAGCTTGCAGATAAGGATGATTATAAGGAGATAACTAGGCGCATTAATGGCGGTCAAACTGGGATCATGGATCGCATCTACAAAACCAAGAAAACAGAAGAAGTTTTAGGTAGGCAGATTTAGGCTTCTATAGATCTTGCCATCTTCCCATTGCTTATCTTGCCCTGCTTGTTCATATAGCTCTATAACTTTATCAGGGTAAACCATTATAGGTTTCTGTTCTGTGAAACAGAATGCATAGATTAGGGGCGCTTCTTTGCTTGAAAACCATTCTAGGAAAAGCGGAATCATCCTAACTTCTGATTGCTTAAAGTTTCCTGTTCCTTTTACATTTACCACAAAGGTATGCTTGCCAGTATCTACTATGTAATCAGGCAGATTGCGGATCATTGCATTGAGCTTCCAATAGTGATCTATCTCATTATTCTTTTCATCGAATCCTAAGCGCCAATACTTGTATTGCATCTTGGTGCAGTAGTTCTCGAATAGAATCTCGCCATGATTCACTAGCTTTTGGCGATCCAAGAAGGAAGCAATATTTTTCATGCTAGTTTGATAAGAGGTGAACTAGCCAAAAACCCACATGAAGTAGAGCTTATCTCTCTAGTTTTCATGGTGCTTTGTGTGATTCTTCTTTGGCTTGGATAAGCGGTTCAGCTATCTCTAAAGCATCTAGCTGTTTAGCTAGAGCCTGTAAGATTGCAGATACCGAATGCCCTTGCCTAAGAAACTTCTGCACCAATTCGCTAAGATCCTTTTCCATAATTAGAATGGAATCGCATCATCTACAAGATCATCTGATAATTTCTTTGCTTTTGGCATCTCATCATCGCCTTTGGCTTTGAAATTATCCTTTTGCTTTGGCTCTGCAAAATTAAGCCAGCCATCCCAATTAACAGGGATCTGCTCGATCTTTGCAGCCATTCCGCCTTGCTTGGTATCCATTACAACTCCGCATTTAACCCATCGGGTTTTATCTGCGCCTGTGGAATCTTTGTAAACTCCGCCTTTTGCTAATAGATCATATTTAATTGCCATACATTTTCCTTTTTAATTGTTCCAATGCTTGTTCAACTTCATTTAAAAACTGCTTAACTTCTGCTTCCATTTCCTGAATATATGCATCATCCCTATTCAGGCGCACTACAAACAACTGAAGCTCCTCAGGCATCCTAGGATCAAATGATACAAAATCACACCATTTGCGCCCTGTGCAAGCCATTTGAGCCATCATTTGTGGGATATATCTACTGGGCGGTTTCCCATCCTGTATATATTCGATATGGGTAGTAGTGTTGGGGCATTTGATTTCCAGTAGCCCATCTTCACCTATTAAGCCATCAGGAGAACATCCAAACCATTCAATAGTAGGATGATCCATAAAAGGGATTTGCTCAACAAACAAACCCCTATAGGTTTCATATGCAATTCTAGCAAATGGCTCTTGATCTGTTCCCCATTGCATTGCTGAGTTAGTAAAAGAATCAGCAGGCTTGCCAGTTAATCTCTCAGCAACAAGATCCATCCTGTAATTCTTGCGCCCTGCGGATTCTCCCGATTTAACTTTGGAAAGCACATCTGCAACTTTAGAAGCTGTAACCTTGCCAGCCCTGAGCATCTTCCACTCTAATGAGCCTTGCTCGATTGCAGTTGCAGATACTCGATCCTCTGTAGTGAATGTAGTTATGATTTCTCTCCTTGTTTCAATTTAATAAGTTCTTGTAGTTGCTTGCTGAATTGTTCCGCAGCTTGCGCTGCTTTCAGAGCATCATCCCAATGCTTAGTTAAACAAAATCTATACACATTGTTTATAGCCAGCTTAGTATCTAAATAGATTTCAGCATAATCTTCTTCTTGCATTTCATTCCTTATCATCATCTGAGATTGGTTCATAATCATTAACCTGAATAAGCTGAGTTTCCCCATCTTTTTCAAATTGCTTTTGTAGCTCTTTGCTCATTGCTTCAACTGCTGCTTTCCATCCAAGGGCAAAGAAATCTTCAGGTTTCTCTACTGGCTGATCCAGTTTGTTGAATGCTTCTAAGCAGAGCTTATTATCTATCATTTTTGCGCTTCCATTTAAAAGGATAAATCTCAGGTTTCTCAGGATTTACATCCTCAAGAGTTCTACTTAGCTTATCTCTGAACTCCTTCCATTTAGCCTGATAATAAGGCTGTTCGCTGGCAGGGATATAGTTGTATATCTTGCGCCATCTAATAGTAATATCAGTAGTGCTAGGTGTATAAATAAAATCATCTTGTTTCATTTTTTTTGCTCCTATATCTTTGTTGAGATTGGCGAGCAAGACAAAATTCACACTTCCATCTTTTTATCTTGCTGCTTGTTTCCACTAATTTAAAACCTTCCGCATTGCGCATTGCTTGGCAACTACTACAGAATTTCCTTTGTATTCCATCCATCTTTTAAATAGCCCCATTCACTAGCATCTAAAACAGCAGATAATTTATTGCACACATCACAGCTATCAATCCATACTCTGTATTCATGGTGCTTTGGTTTCTGTGTTCCCCATTTAACTCCACAATCATGGCACACATTATCAGGCTGATCATCAGCTAGTCGCATTGAAGCTCCCTTTCTTAATATCATATGCATCTTTTAATTGATTAGCTAAACTCTTGAACTTTTTGAATTTAAGGTAGCTTTCTTGAAATACAGTCCTAAGATCATCAGGAGTTGTAGTGTTTTTAATTTTATCTATGTAGGCAGTAACTTCATCTGCTGGATCTTCCTGATCTTCAGGCGGTATATCCTCATTCTGATAGATAAATAAGCCAACACCAAAACAGGCTATGCATTTGGTTAGGCAGCGCATCTGCGCATCAGAGATCTTCCTAGCATCAGGATTCTTAATTGCATTATTCCTGTGATCCATTACTGGCAACTGCATTTTGAGAGTTTTGCCAAATGCGGTAACAGAGCATGAAACCATTACAGTATCGGCATAATATTTAGGATCTTCAAACTCCCAAGTAGCCTGAGGGTCATTCATCATTAGAACATCTACAGCATATGCCCATGAAAGATAGTTAAGAGATCCCTTCTTCTTTATGCGATCTGTTACATCTATTTTTCTTACTTCTTCAAACTTGTTCACTTGTTTCTCGCTTTCTTTAGTATTGCTCTAGCAAAATCTTTATATCTAAACTCATGCCCATCATCAGGAGAATCAATACATTTAATCATTTCTTGATATATTTCATCATCACTTAACTCTTTTATTTGTGGTGT